TCTTGTTTTGAAATTAAAAATTCACTTACTCCATTTCTTGTTCTTTTAAACCAACAAGATATTGAAAATGCGTCAGTATTAGTAAAGTCTAAAGTGTTGCCCATATCCACAAAATCGTCTACACCATCAAATTCATATGAATAAATATCCTGAAATGATGGCGGTGTTGCACCTCCGGAAATTACCGGTGTGTCAACTTTAAATAAACTATATGCACCATTCGAATAAAACATATTTTTACATTCTAATTACAACAATTGATCCGGATGTCAATTGGACACCGCTAAATTTTACACCTCTAATTGGTGCGATAATCACACCGGCTTTTATTGTTCCGCCTGATGTCGAAATGTAATCATCTTTCCGGTCACCACCACCAACTTTAATTGATGTAAACACCGAATCTTCCGCAACATAAATTGCATCAATTGACGCGGTGAATTCCGTTGTATCATTTACAACATAAGTTCCATTTTGTAATGCCATTTCTTCAATCGCATCCAATTGTGAATTTCCCATTATTCTTGAGTATTTAAATCCGTTAATATTTTTATTTCATCCGGTGTTAATTCAACACCTAAACCAACAATTTTTTCAAGTGTTTCGGCTTTTATCTTTTGCGTAATTGCTTTGCTTTCCATGTCATCTTGTAACACCGGCAAGTGTGAAAAATCCGCTTTTAAATAGTAACCATCCGCATCCAATCCAAATTGCTTCATGATTGAATCGTAAATTTGTTGTGTTTCCGGAATGATTGTGTCCTGATACACCATTCGGATCGAATCACGAACATTGGTAAATGTCGAACCTTTATCCGAACTAAAGATGTGATATGACAATCCGAACGCATCAATCAATGCAAGTTTGTCCGCCGTTAACTCCTCAAACAACAACAAATCTTTTGTTGGATATGACATTGGTTTCCAATCCACATTTGCTTCCGTTATTATCACCTCATCCTTTTGTCTATTGTACCAATCCTTTTGAATCTTCTTTTTTTCTTCCGGTGTCATTGGTATCGCACCACCCAAATCATTGTTTTGTGCCGAAAGTATTCCGATTGCACCAATGTTTTCCAACAACACATTTCGTTTGTGATATTGTGCCTTGATATTAGACAACGGATATTTCAATGTTTCAATCCTTGATATTGGTTTGATGATGTTCATTCCATCATCGGTGACCAAATACACCATGTCACGCCAATCAATGCGTTCTGTTGTATGGTCATCGTATTTAAATGTAAACCTATCAACCAAATCCTCCGCATCCATTTGTTTCAATTTCTTGCCGGTTAAATGAATCTTTACTTTGTTTGCCGGTAATGGAACAAACAAGTTGTGAATGCCTCCAATCCTTTCAGGTGAATAGCAAAATGTATTTGAATACAATGCATCCTGAACACCAATAGAAAACACCACATCCGACCATGATTGTATCGCGTTTGGATGTTTAATCATGTCAATCATCCAATGTGATTCGACTTTATCGCCATTTTTGTCATATAGACATGGAACATTTGCGGACATCATTGACGCACGTTTTTCAATTACCGCCCTTAATTCAGGAATTTCGATATACAATTCCCATGCGTTATTTGTGTCAATCCACACCGCATCCTTTTTTCCCCAAATTTGCGATTGCATTTGAAACATTCGTGACCAATCATTAATGTATCGGTTATCTTGATTGATCCGAATTCCGAAAAACTTTTCCCAAAAATTTTGTTGCATTATAATTTCATTGTGTTACAAAGTTAATGATTAAATTCTAAACAATGATTTTGATTAAAATATAAACGCAAAATATGTGTGTTTTTGCGTATATTTTGCCGGATCAACCGATATATTAAAAAAAGATTAAAAATAATTTTAACCCTGAAACCCCTACCACTATTGACATTGAGCCAATTTGCACCAATATGGTCAAAAATCTTTTTGCATGAACGCTTGTTATATTAATTAATATAACTATATTTGAATATGTCAAACAACAAAAACATAAACAAAATGACAAACACAAACACAAATACAATGACAGAAGCACAATACTTAACACTATGTAAACAAGCTATTAACAATAGACAAGAGATGTTAAAAGATAGAGCGGATAAGCAAGTAAATAAAACTGAAGTTACACAATTAACCGAAGGCGAATTTATTCGACTTAAAGGTGAGGCAGGTAAGAACAAGGATTTATTATTTCAAGAGAAAGTAAAAAAACAAGAGGGTTCAACTGTTTATTTTTACGGATTTAGAACACCTTTCACTATAAAAGGGAAATACCTAAAAAGAGGTAAAGATTTATGGATGATTAGATAATAAAAAATAAACCAATGATGTCAAACAACAAAAACATAAACAAAATGAAAAATTTAACAAACAAAGAAACCGAACTGCTAAAAGTATTTATGCCTAAACAAGATTTAAACGATATGGGTTTTGGTTCAATGTTCTTTCAAGAACTAGCAGATTCTTTAAAATGCTCTTTAAATTCTTGTAAAGGTCTAGTCTCTTCTTTGCAATCTAAAGATATATTAATGGTTGACGATTCTAACGGTAAACCTCTAATATGTCTAGGTAACTTTTTATATGAGGACAATGCAGAAGAAATATTTGAATCACTAAATAACTTATAAATAATAACCAATGGGATGTGAAAGCATCCCTTTTTTTTTGTCAGGATCACACAAGATTCCTAAACATTGATTGAACGAATAATCCTAAACCGGCAATACAATCCGGTGCATCATCGTTTTTGTTTTTACCCTCTTTTGAATAACTCATGACATTGTTAATGAACAATTCACATGATTCATCGGTTTGTTTGATGAACGTGAATTTGTTTTGTACGAATGCGGATTGCATAATGATCCGCGTTTGTTTGTTTGTGGTGTTATGTACTTGCAATATCTTTGTGCTTGTTTCCTTTTGTAGATGTCGACCAAACATCGCACCCATTGAATTTGATTCAACACGACAATACGATGCACCCCATTGATTCAGTTTAGACGCACACAATGGGATTGTGACATCGGTGTTGGCTTTTGACATCAGGTAATCGACCAAATAGAATTGGTTGTTTACAACGGCACAAATCGACATTGCGGTGTAATCCGCACCCATATCCGCGACATCAATATATGCCACGCACCCCTCAATTGGATGTTCCTTTGTAAGTTGTTCAAATTTGTCCGGATCAATGAATGTTAATTCGTTAAATAATCTACCTTTTACATCAATAGGTTCTTGCATATATTCCGCCATCCATATTTCCTTTGCGGTGTGTTTACGCTTATCAATGAATTCTTGTGTTGTCATTACATCAGGACAAAAGGATTCACCGCTTTCAGTTAATGCCGGAATGCTTATTGCCCGGTCATATATGCCTTGTTCGTAATTGCGACCAATGACATCGTTCAATGACCAACGTGTGCCAATGTCTATTCGTGAACATCCCGATTCGAAACGTGAATCATGTGTCGATTGCTTCCATTGATGTATGCGGTCATTCACAGTATCACTCAATGCATCCTCAATTCCGCGATACAAGTCATCGGTGATACCTACCTTTGTTGCACCAAATCCAATAATTGTTCCGCCAACACCCGCACCAAAGTAACCCACTTGTTTTGATTTGTTGGTGTTCCATCCTTGCAAATTCGCTTTGTCATCTGACAACCTGACATCCTGAAAGACACGCATGAATTTATCCGATTTAAGTATTGCACGAACGTCATAAGAGAATTTTAAGTACAATGTCGCGGTACAAGTGTTACGCATGACCGATTGATCCGGATTTCGCCCTAATGTCCACGCACAAAATAATGATGTCAAATATGACTTTCCGGCTCGTGGCGGTAATGATACCGATAACGATTTGATGTTGCCCTCCTCAATGTCCTGAAACGATTGTGCAATGTCTTTAAAGAACATACGTTGTGAAAAGAATTCATGGTCATAAAACAAACAAAACCGCCAAAAATATCGTTTCGCTAATTCAATGCGAACCAATTCTTTTCCGGCATCAATTAGTTCATTACTCATTCAATAATGCAATCAGGTCATCGGATGATAAATGTGACAAATCCGGTTGTCCTTTGTTGATATCTATTTGTTGGCGTTCAACATATCCACGTTGTTTTCCTTTGGTCTTTAAATAGAATATTGTCGCGGTTGTTGAACCCTCTTTGATTTGCTTGTATAGTTGTGATTCGGCAAAATCCAATGCAATATGTTCGCATTCATCACACGCCTTTTGAAATACCGGATCACTATTGTAATATGAATAAAAGGTTGTCCGACCAACATTTGCAATTTTACACGCTTCAGTCACAACACCCATTGATTTTTGCATTGCCTGAATCAATGATTCCTTTATTGCTTTTTTAGTGTGTTCTTTTTTGTTCGTCATAGAACAAAGTTAATGATTTTTAGAATAACCACATTTGAACCAATTTAAAAAGGGAATACAATACAAGGCAAGTGAACACCCTTAACATTGAATACATGAACATTTGTGTGTTGTC